ACTCCACACTACCTGTTTGGAAGCAGTGCTACGCTTGGCTGGGGCCACAACAGTGGCTGGCTTTGTACGCTGAGGTTTTCCCTCATCGTTTGTAGAAGGTGCAGCGAATTCTTCTGGGAACCGCTTTTTAACTTCTTTGTCGATACTGGAGTAATACTCATCAGTACCAACGAATCCTCTACCATACCGCTCAGCAAGCTCTTCGTGGACTCCTTCAGCGTACTTACGCATCGCACGCTTGTTTTGGTCTACAAACCAAGGGTTTCTGGACACCCAGTTTGCAACCTTAGGATCCATCTGTTGTGCTTGAGGTGGAGTGGTTTGGCTAGTTTGTACATCATTTTCTTGGTTTTGTACAGTGGGTCTGAAATTTTTTGCTTTATCAAGCTTCATCTCAGCACGAACTAGCTCTTTCTGGGCTGCCAAAAGCTTATCAGAGTCCCCAGAGTCATAAGCCTCTTTGTAGCTCCGTTCAGCTTTGTCAACTTCCATTTCAGCAGAACTCTGATAAGTAGAGATTAACTCTTTCTCACCAGAATGTATCATAGACTTTAACTTTTGGTTCTCGTCTAAGATGTTCTGAGCCAGCTTCAGTGCCTCTTGTTGCTCACGGAAAGCAGCTTCTTTTGCCCTACGCTCGTCATGCCAAGCCTTCTTGTACTGCTTAAACTTGATTTTGACATTCTGAGAATAGTCTTCAGATTCGTCTACTTTCTCTAAATCATCTTTGATGTCTTCTGGCAACGGTTCAACGAACCGATCTTCAGGGGGAGTGTCATCAACAACCTCTACCTTGAAATCACCATCGTCATCACCTTCCACATAAACGTCAAGTTCAGCTTTTTCGTCACGCTCATGCGGGAATTTGTATTCTTCAAACTGTGTAGCCATAGCTTCTCCTTATTTACGTCTTATGCCACGAGGATCTTCTACAACACCTTCGATCGAATCGTCGTTGATGATGCGGAACTCGCGGTCGTGGATTACCAATCTTGTGCCTGCATGTGGACGTATCAAAACAAAGTCCCCCTTCTTGCACCAAGGGCCAGTTGGGAATTTTGCTGTGTCCGCATAACAGTCAGGGCCAAGATCGACCACAAATAAGACTGTGGTGAGAAGCTCTTCGTTACGGATAGTCTCATCAGCTTTGATGATTCCTCCGTCGTATTCTTTATCCTGTTCTGGTATTGCGCATAGGATCTTGTAGCCCGCAGGCTTTGGTAGTTGCTTTGCTTTCTCGTCCGCGTTCTTGTGCAGAATGGCTGATAGATCAACCGCTCTCCCAAGATCAAGTGTTTCACTCATCTGAGTTCTCCAAGTTTTTTGTCAGGTCTGTGATGAATCGACGTGCTGTGAGTAGACCTGTAACAACCCCACATTGTTCGCAATATTCTTCGTAGTTCTTAGCGGATCTGGCTGCTAAGTCCTCCTCGATTTGCTTTACTTTTTCGTCGATTTTGGTGGTGACAATGCCACCAAATTTCATGAGTTCGTACATCAGTCTCCTTTCTTAGTTGGTTGCCTGTTTTGGGACTGACGGGCTTGATTGCCCATTTGTTCCCTGTGTTTTGTCAACTCAAGGCCCATACGGAACCCATCTGCTTGTTGTTTGCTTTCTCTTTCAATCTCATTGTTCTGATGCTGCAATGCAAGCTTGGCTCCTTCAGTTTCCTGCTGGGCTTCAATACGCTTCATTTCAACTTCGATCTGAGCCATCTTGGCTTGCATATCCTGCATGTCTTTCTGAGACTTGCGTTGGAGGTCTTGCTGCTTGAGCTGCAACTCTTGCTGCTGCAACTGAATGAGCGGGTCTTGCTGCATCTGCTGATTCTTCTGCTGCTGGGCTTCTTGCTGGTTCTGCTGGAGCAACTGTTGTGAAGCTTGCGCAGCCATCTGAGAAACCCGGATCTCCATCTCTGGAGTCATTTGTTCCTCGTCCTTCTCCTCGTTGTAAGGAGGTAAGGCCTGACCCATCGTCTGTTCAACCTGCTTGCGATACTCCATACCCAAATGCTCAAATATGTGAGCCATCATTGCCGCTTGCAACTGTTGGGCCATCTGCGGATTCATACCCACAATACTCTGCACTTTTGGATCTTGCATCGCCGCCATGTGAACAGCAATGTGAGCCTGATGGTCTTGATAGATGAACGCCTTGACTGGTTTGTTCGACAAGATATTCATGTTCTCGGTGACAGGATCACGCGGCTTCATGTCATCTTCCATCGGCACGAGCTTCTGGTAATTCTTGATACCCAGCACGTCAAGCATCTGACGGTGTAACAAAGGCAGGTCATACAGCTGAGGCGCGGTTTGCGCCAGCTGTAATGCCGCTTGGTACTGGACAACCTTTTGAGCCATCGTCGCTGCATTGGGGTCACTGACAGGGATCACGTCCACCAAGTCGTAGTCAGACTGTTTGGCTTTTCTACTGCCATCAACTGGCTCGTAGGCATACTCCTCAGGGGTATAGTCGCGGATGATTTCTTTCAAGAGTTTGAACTCTTGCTTCATCGAGTAGTGGATACGAGCCTGCACAGCAGACATCGTCTTGAGTTGTCTCTCCAGAATCGCCAGAGTCGTGCCCACTGGGGCCTGTGCAGACATGTCAGATGTCTGAAGCTCAACAGCGCCAGCAAACTTGCGGCCTTCTTCGATGATCTGATTGAGCAACGCTGCCAGAACTTGGCTTGGCTCCTTGTATGGCAACGCCATCAGGTTATCCCTGATCGTGCCGCTTGGTACGTCTACATCACGGAACTCTCCGGGGGAGATTGGTGTGTCGTCACCTTTGGTGCGCAAGCCCCTTGTTTTGAAGCCCCCGGGGAGATTCGACAAAGTACCAGCGTCAACCAACTGACGAAGGATAGAAGTGCCAGACTTGGCAAAAGCGCCAATAAGATGAATAAGGCCAAAACAGTAGAAACCAAAGCCCGGGATATAGCCGTAATGTACAAAGTGAGTACGCTTGTGACAGTCTTCATCTTCTGGTCTCCAGTTTCTGCGTATCGCCAACACCTCGCCTGAACTCTTCTCGATGGTCACGATGTAAGGCAGTGCAATGCCTGTCTCTTCACCATCGTCGTCCGTATGCTCATAGCCTTTCAAGTCCATCTCGACCTGCATCTCTAAGAGCTTGAAGCGATCATCTTGAGAGGCTCTGAAGCCCAGCTTCTCAGCAATCTTCTTCTCCACTTCGTCCATCACATTGTTGGGTTGACCCAAGTCAATGTCTCGATAGAACCCCTCATGCTGGAGTCGCTTGACCTCGTTCTCGGTTTTGCGCATCACATGAGTTACACGTTCCGCCGCTTCCAAACTTGAAGCACCGTAAGGCACAACCACGTCTTCGGCGGGGCAGTACATCGACACCTGACGGCCCAAAGCTGGGTCGTAGTACACCTTCTTGAACGCATTACCAGCAAGGCCCAAGCCCCACAACATACGCTCATGCTCGGGTCGGTACTCGTACATCACGTCTGTCAACTGATGGTTCATGTCCTCTTGGACACGCTCAGCAGCTTTCTTTGTATCAGGAGTTTCTTTGCCAATGATCTTGGTCTTGACGGGGCCACTCGCAGGGAATGTCTCCATCATGGTCTCAGCTTGGAACTTCACAACTGCTTCAGTCAGCAGTGGGTGGTACACGCCACACGCGCCGGGCCAAGGCTCCATACGATCTTCTAGCTTCATGCCCAACAGCTCCAGACCATCTACATAGGTCTGTATCCATTCTTTACGACTTGATATATCTGTATCGTAGTCTTGCATCAGATTGCTGGCAAGATTGGCAAGCTCACTCTCGTCCATCTCCTCTGCCAAGTTCTTACTAAACTCAGCCTCATCCTCACTCTTCTCTATCTCAATCTCAAAGCCCGGCCCTGAAATCTCGACTGACTCTGGATCTTCAATCGTGATCTCAATCGGTTCCTCTTCGCCCATGCCTAACTGGTCGAGTCCTTGAGGGGCGGCGTATAAGCCTTTTGCCATGTTATTTGTTGCCATCATCTACCCTTTAAAGTTGCCCGGTTGGTACGGGCTGAATATGTGAAATCTTTCGCGGGGTGACCTGTACGTTTTACTGCACGGTCTTTCGCCCGTTCCTCAGCAGTCATCATGTTGCGCTTTTGTCCTGCTGCTGTCAGTGTCCCGTCTTCTCGCATGTGCCCACGTTTCTTGAGTATGGCGACCGCCGTGTCTTTGTTGCCGACCTGTGCTGCAAGTCGATCGACCAACTGATTCCTACCCATGAATTTCTGTGTAGCCATGTGAGTCCTCAATAGTACGCCGCTTTTTTGCGGTGCTTGTATAAGAAGTCGTCTTCCGGCTCATCAGTGTCGAGACGGATGAAGCCGCCCTGCCGGAATCTCAAGAGTGCCAGCGTTGTGGAGTCTACCAAGTCATCGTTGACTCCGCTAGGGAAGTCGTTGCATTCTTCTATGACATCTCTTGCCCATCGTCTGTCCGGCGCAAAGACCACGCCCCCTTGAAACAGACTGGAAACAGCGTTAACTCGGGCGATCTTGTCCTGCCCCTTGCCCGGGGTGAACTCGCCCACCGGCACGCCCATACGTCTCAACTCTTGGTACAGAGCAGCGCCGTTGGACTTCTTCTCGACCATGAACGCGTCCGGCTCCCACTGTTTGTACTCATCAAGCACCAAGGCTTTGAGGTCTGGGAACTCCATACGTTTCTTGATCGCGTTTAAGAGAATGATTGCGTAATTATTTGTTTTCTCGTTGAAAAACACACCCCAAACTGTCAAAGCGTTGTAGTCAGCCCGGTTTGAGGCTTCCTGCGCCGCATCCAGACTCATGATGGTGAACTCACACTGAGGAGGAATCTCATCCTCCCAGATCTGCCACCACTCCCTCTTAATAAGAGCGCCTTCCTCTGAAACGGGGTTCTGCATGTATTGGGCATTCCAATACCGCACGTCCAGCGCAGCTTTCTTGGCATAAAGCTCTTCTACGGGCCAAAACTCAGGCCACAAAGCCTCACCATCGTCCTTAATGGCTGGGAACTCGACCACTTCCCACTGATCGACACCCTCTTCGCGGTTCATCTGTGTAACTATCTGCCCAGTCAGGTCGAGTTTCGACCACCGAGTCATAACAACAATAATCGCGCCTCCCGGCATAAGGCGCTGGAGAGGGCCAGACTGAAACCACTCCCAAGCAGGAAGAAAGACATCGGGTCTTCCAGTTTTAGCGTCTTGTTCAGAATGAGGATCATCAATAATGAATAGATCAGCACCGCGCCCAGCAAGAGCGCCACCCACACCAATAGCAAAATATTCTCCATTGAAGTTTGTCCCCCATCTTGATGCCGACTTTGAGTCAGCTTGCAGTTCAACTTGGGGAAAAATGTCCTTGTAGACGTCCATTCCCACCAAATTTCGCACCCGCCGACCAAAATTCACCGCCAAATCAGCAGTGTGAGAGGCCATGATGACCTTTTTCTGGGGGTGCTTGCCCAAAAACCATGCTGGAGCAAGGTATGAGATCAATTCCGACTTCCCGTGACGGGGTGCAATATTTACAATCACCCTTTTCTTCTTGCCGTTGGCGATATCCTCGAAGATTTGGGCCAATTTCAGGTGGTGCGGGCCAACTTTGTACCCCGGATAGACGTGTTTGACGAAGTCAAGGAACGATTCCTTGCTCAAAGTCTGTGTCATCTGGGCATCGTAGGTCTTGAGAAGCTCAAGAGTGCGCCTTTTTTGCTTCTCGGGCATCGTCGGCAAGGCTTGCCGTAGTTTGAACAGCTGTTCTGGAGAAAGTTGTGGAAGTCCTGTCATCCGTTTTTAGCTTCAGTCCTGACAACTTCTCGGGCTTCGACGTCTATAGCTTTGTCTTCGAGCTTATTCAAAGTGTCCAAGAGTTCTTTTTCGACTTCCTCTATCGACAAGACCTTATGCGTCACTTCACTGCGCTTCTTGAAGGCATCCACGCCATCAATCTCACCTAATTTAGAGAGTGCCGCCACCCGAGTCTTGGCATCTTTTGCGTTCTCAACCTCCATCACCAGCCGGTTGACCACATACATCTTGAGATCAGACAGCTCTTCGACGATCGACACGTTCATCTGAGCCACCATACCGGCAAGCATGGCAAGTGTTTCGTTGGGGTACTGGGCAAAGTCAGGCCTGAGCGTCGGATCTGAGATCATTTGCTTAGCAATCTCCCTTGCCTGATCGGCATTCTCTTGTGTGGGAGTCAGGGGGTTGCCTGTCAAGTCAGACATCAACTTCACCACGTTTGCTCGCATGGTGAGTTCTTCAGACGGAGACAGGTCAGGGAACGCATCTGTGGCGTTCTTAGGCAGAGGGATGTTCTCCTCTATATAAGGCATGATCTGTTCTGACATGTCGGGCATAAGCTCCGTGAGTTTAAGTGTTAGCGCAGGGAGTTCTAAGTTGTCTCAACACTGATAAAGGAGCAGTATATGACTTAGGTGCTATGCGCTAACGTGTCGAATGTATCATAAAAATATATTTATGCAAGCGGGGGAGGTAAGGAATCCTACCCGGGGGGTCATTTCGTTTTTCCAAACTGACTGGGGTGTGTAATTCGTAAGGGGGGTGGCCTGACCTTTTTAGTCGTTGTTACCTGTGTAATCCGCATGGGTACTCCAAAACCGGCAATAAGTAACGGCAGCCTGCCGCACCTTTTGGGCCGCAAACCCAGTAACGGCGGGGGTTGTAGGGAAAAACCGGCGGTGGTGTGTAATTGGGGAACTTGACATATTAGTTGGATGAAAATTTTGAAAATTGTGTGGTTGTTTGTGTTGATTAGGGGGTATGGGG